GCCAGTCAGAGCCGAGTTCGTCGCGGATCATGGCCAGCGCCTCGGTCATGTTCAGCGCCACGATCATGATGTCCATGTGGCCCTTGTTGCCCCGGCCCTTGGTGATCTCCTCGAGCGAGGCGTGGTTCTTCATGCGCAGGGTCACGGTCTCGGCCTGCTCACGCACCGGGGCGAACCCGGTCTTGATGTAGGCCATGCAGTCCAAGCGCACGGGCTTGGGTCGGTATGCGGATCTTTTTCTCATAGCAGTGCGTCTCCAAGGTCTGCAGGGTATGGGGCTGGCTTTGGCTGGGGCTTGTTCCAGCCTGGTGGCAGCAGGCGCTTGCCGTTCTCGTCGTACTGCGGGAACGGCCAATGCGGGTTGTATTGCTTGGTCATGGCGCGATCCACATGGCCACCATCACTCCGAAGCCCATGAAGCTGGCGGTGATCAGCACATAGACAATGACCTTCTGAATTTGCTCCCAGTCCACAGGCCGATCCTGTTGCTGCACTTCGCGGCGCAAAGGCTCAAGGCGCTCGTCGTCGCGGCGCAGCATGTTGATGATTTGTTTGATCATGTCCCCACCTCCCAAAAAACAATGACGGTTGCGGCAAACACCATCCCCGCAAACCAGCCCAGCACCAACGCAGCCCAAGGCTTAAGCGACCTGCGCCATGCGCTTGGTGGCAGTGCGGCAGCTGCGTGGTAACGGCGACCGATCTTGCCGGGCGTGAGGCCGAACACCTCTGCTTCGACTTGTTCTCTCAAAGTTTTCATGTCTTTCCTTTCTTTTGCGTCCTGCGCGTCCAGCAGACGACACACACCCAGCGGGTCGGACTCATATCGATGCCACCCTCGGGCGGCTGCTCCTTCTCGCACTTGGCGCAGGTCTTGTACTTCTGGCCGTGGATGGCCGAGCCTGGCAGCTTTATTTGATGCCTGGTGAAGCTCATGCCAGCACCTCATGCACGTAGACCTCGACGCGAGGGTCGAAGCTGTAGCGCTTCTCGGCCACCAGGCGCACCACCTGCTTGTCGTCCACGTAGATCACGCCGTTGAGCGCGTCCAGCACCGCCTTGGCCACGTTGTCAAGGTCTGGCTTGCCGGGGATGACATCGCCTGCCAGCGCAGCCTGCTGCTTCTTTTTGCTCCAGCTGACCGGGATCGGGTGATGGGCAATCACGCGCAGGCTGATGGGTGTGGCCAGCACGGGCCAGTCACCCCTGGCGATTTCGCCAAGCCTGGCGATCTGGGCCTCGTACTGGCGGGTTAGGGCAGGGGTGTACATGCGAACAAAGCCGCCCCGGCTGCTGGCCTTGGGCCTGCCCTTGCCGTGCGGGTCGCCGGGCACAATGAAGTAGACGGCGGCGCTCAAAGCTGGCCCGCCTTTTTCATCTCGCCCAAGAACTCCTCGATCTCGGGGTCGGGGATGTCGCGCCAACACGCGCCGTCACCCGTCATAAACAGGGCCTCGTTGAGAATCTCGCCGGGTATGGGCTGGCCGTCCTTGGCCTTGTCCAGCAGCTGCTGTGCGTCCTGGTGGGTCATGGCTGCTTCACTCCCGACAGAAAGCGCTGCAGGCGCGGCGTCAGTTCGCCGTACCTGGGCTGCAGCTGGTCTCGCACACATTGGTCAATGAGGCTTGACAGGCTGCGTCTTTGGTCTTCTGCTGCCCGTGTCAACAGCTGGCGTGTGTCTGGGTGCAGACGGGCCAAAACGGGTATTCGTTTGTTTTGCATGCTAAGAAGTGTACTCGCACTGATATCATGGCAGCACGGGCAATGCAAAAAAAATGCAAGACTTAGGGTTTGTCCCTACAAAATAGTTTGATTGATGGCTTGTGTGGTGATATCACATCCATGATACAATCCTTCCATGTTCAACGCGCAGATAAAGCGCAAAGGAGTTCAACATGTCCACCAAGTACATCGCTTACTACCGGGTCTCCACCGACAAGCAGGGCCAGTCTGGCCTCGGCCTTGAGGCCCAGCAGGCCGCTGTTCAGCACTACGCTGACGGCATCGTCCACAGCTTCACCGAGATCGAGTCTGGCGCAGACAACGAGCGCCCACAGCTGGCCGCTGCCATCGCCATGTGCCGCGCCATGGGTGCCACCTTGCTGATCGCCAAGATCGACCGCCTCTCCCGTGATGCTGGCTTCTTGCTGACCCTGCGCAGCTCTGGTTTGGAGATCCTAGCCGCTGACATGCCACAGGTATCAACCTTGGAGTTCGGCATGCGTGCCGTGTTCAGCCAGCATGAGCGCGAGCAGATCAGCATCCGCACCAAAGCCGCCTTGCAAGCCGCCAAGGCCCGTGGCACCAAGCTGGGCACCAAAGACCAAGCTGGCCTGTCTGCTGCCGGGAATCAGGCCATCGCTGCCAAGGCCGATGCCTATGCCCAGCGCGTTGCCTCCTTGGTCGCTGAGATCAAGGCCAAGACTGGTGCCAGCACCTTGCGCGACATCGCCGAGATCCTTTCTGCCCGCGGCATCAAGACCCCCCGCGGTGGTGCCGTCTGGCACGCCAGCCAAGTTTCCAACCTGCTCAAACGAGCTTAACCCAGAGGAGATCACCATGTACCAAAAGCAAAATCGCTACAACCAAGAGGACACCACAGAGACCCTGGGCGAGAAGATAGTCACGTCCATCTTGTTCATTGCCTGCATTGCAGTTCTTGTTTTCATCTGAGGAGCATCACCATGAAGGTCAAAACCACCAACCCACGAACCACCCTGTTGCAGGGTGCCAACTACACCCCATCGGCCACCACCGACATCACAGAAACCTGGCGCAAGGCTGGGTGGGTGCCTCTCAACGAGGTGCGCAAGCAGGCCAGCCGAGCCGTTAGCCGAGCCAAGGAGCGCCGAAATGAGCGTGCTTGAAGGCCGTGCCATCAAAGAGCGCCAGCTCGACATGTTCGAGCAGCGCGACCACCTGTTCTTGGAGCGCTGCCGGGCGTTGGCCGTGATGGTCTGCCAGCAGCGTGGCCAAGTCAGCATCAACGACATCAGGCAGATCATTGAAGTGCCGCCTGGCGTCCATCCATCTGTTCTGGGCGCGGTCTTTCGCACCAAGCAGTTCACCAAGGTCGGCCTCACCGAGGCCAGCCACCCGCAAGCACACGCCCGAGTCATTCGGGTCTACAAACTCAAGGAGAAATAAATGGCTGGAAAATTAACAGACGACCGCGAGATGTCCGCATCTCGGTTGCCGGGCCTCATGGGCTTCAGCAAGTACTCGACGCCCAACGACGAACTGCAGTACAGCATCAACGCCATCGACGGCAAGGAGCGCCCCGACATCGGCAACGAGGCCATGGGCTGGGGCAACACCTTGGAGCCGGTGATCTTGGAGCAGGCCGCAAAGCGCCTGGGCCTCGAGGAGATCAACGCCGAGATCACCGTGCCTTACAAGCACCGCACGCTGGCCTTCCAGTGCAGCCTGGACGGCGTGGGCTTTGGCCTTGGCCAAGAGGTCACCACCGACCCCGAGAAGGGCATCTTTGTGGTCGGGCAGGACAGCATCGTGCTGGACGGGCCGGGCGTGCTTGAGGCCAAGCTGACCAAGACCATGCCCGAGGAGACCCCACATTTAGCTCGCGGCCCCATCCAGCTGCAGGGCCAGATGCTGATCACCGGCCACAAGTGGGGCGCGGTCTGCGTGCTGTACCAGGGCATCGAGTTGCGCGTGTTCCTGTTCGCGCCGCATGACGGCACCCAGACTGCGATCGCCCAGGCGGTGACCGAGTTCCAGCAGAAGCTCGACACCTACCGCGAGACCGGGGCCATCGACTGGTATCCCCCGGCCAGCAGCAAGGAGTTGGATCGGATCTTCCCCAGCGCCATCAAGGACGAGGTCGAGTTGCCGCCCACCGTGGCTAATTTGGCGAAAGCGATCCTTGAGAACAAGGCCGCGATCCGCGCAGCCGAGGCCAGCATCGACGAAGCCGAGCGCCTGATCAAGGAGCAGCTGGGCCAGTCCGAGCGCGGTCGTGCTGGTGAGTATGTGATCAGCTGGCCGATGCGAAACTACAAGGCAGCGCCCGAGCGCTTGGTGCCAGCCAAGGAAGCCTACAGCGTGCGCCAGTCCACCCTGTCGATCAAAGAGGTGCAGCCATGAAAAGATTAGGTAAAAAACCAGATTTGTCAGATTGGAATCTTCCCGATGTGTTTGACGAAGAAAAAACTTTTAGAGAGATGCTGCAGGATGCACTAGAGCAAGTGTTAACGGCTATTTTTGAGGAAAAACCAGAAGAAGCCTACATATATTTTCCAGTTGAATGGGGTGACACGGATGGTAGAGGTGGGCCTGCAATATCAGACCCACTGACAATTTATTTGGCACTTAATTCAATTGACTTAGCTTATTCCTTTAATTTAAGGGAAGCATTGGCCACTTCATTGGAGTGGTGCGCCGAGGATGGATCGTTTTCAGATCAATTGCCAAAGTTGTCACACGCTTTGCGCGAGCTGGCCAATGAAATTGATGCGGCGTGCGCCAAGCACAGCGAGGTGCAGCCATGAGCGCCAGCCACGAAGTCGAAGCCGCCTACGAGCAGGCCCTGGTCGCCATCATGAACGCCATCCCCTACATCACCGAGGACGAAGCCGACCACCTGATCGATTCCATCACCACCCTGGTGATCACCACCATCAACGCAGAACTTCAGAAAGAATTACACAATGAGCCAGCTGACCACCACTAATCGCCAGGGCTTTGCCCCGGCCACCCTTGGCGAAGCCATGGAGTTCAGCAAAATGCTGGCCGACTCCACCATGGTGCCCCGCGCATATCAGGGTAAACCCCAAGACATCTTGGTCTGCGTGCAGTGGGGCCAAGAGATCGGCCTGGCACCGCTGCAGGCGTTGCAAAATATCGCGGTCATCAATGGAAAGCCCAGCGTGTACGGTGACGCCGCCATGGCCCTGGTGCAGGCCAGCGCGGTCTGTGAGGACGTGCAGGAATACTTTGAGGGCGAGGGCACACCGAACCCCATCGCGGTCTGCGTGGCCCAGCGCAAGGGCCGCAAGCCCGTCACCGCCAAGTTTTCAGTCGAGGACGCCAAGCGGGCAGGGCTGTGGGGCAAGCAAGGACCGTGGCAGGCATACCCCAAGCGGATGATGCAGATGCGTGCGCGTGGCTTCGCCCTGCGTGACGCCTTCCCGGATGTCCTCAAGGGCCTGATTACCGCCGAGGAGGCGCAGGACTACCCTGACGAGGCCAAGCCCCGCCAGGCCAAGGACATCACGCCACGCAACCCGCTGGACGCCATTGCGCCACCCGTGAGCCAGCCCATCAGCGACCCGGTGGCCATCTCCCAGGCCATGGAGGACACCGTGGACGTGCCCGAGCCGTTGACCGTGGAGCAGGTCGTCGCCGAGGTGGTGCAGCCAGAGACCGAGGTGGTCGAGATCCAAGAGGCTGTTGCTCAAGTGCAACACGTTGAAGATCAGATCACCGACAGCGTGACATCAACAGCCTCGATTGGGTATGAGTTGCTGGTGCCCGGCAAGGCCGAGCCTGTCAGCGTTCACCAGACCTTGGACGAGTGGCAAGATGCCTACGAGGACATGGCCGAGAAGGTGGCCAAGGCAGGCAAGCGCCCAGCCCGCGAGCGCATGACCATCCTGCGTGAATTCAAAGAGGCCAACGAGCGCACCATTGAGCGCGTGGACATGGTCAAGCGCATCAGGCACACCGCCAACTACACCAAGCGAATCAAGGCGCTGGGAGCGGCACAATGAGGCGCATGACCCTGACCAGCCTGGTGCTGAACATGGTCGGCCTGCTGATCATGTGGTGCAGTGCCTTTGTCCTGTTCGGCATGTTGGCCGGGGCAGCTTGGGCGCTGCTGTCTTGGGGCTGGAGCCTTGTTCAGTGATCAAGCGGTGGCGGTCGGACTGACTGCCATCGCCTTGGCGTACAGAGCCTGGCGCTGATCGAGGCCGATGGTGCCGCCGTTGATCCGCTTTGTCATGGCGGGCACGTCACCCTTGTCGGCCAACTCGTTCAAGTTGTTGGCCGACCAGAACCAGCCAGCCGACAGCGCGGCGTTGACCGGCTCGAGCAACAGGTCGGGGCTGGCCACGAAGTCGGTGCCGATGGCCTTGCTGAAGGCCGTGTAGTTGTCCTTGCCCGTCAGCTGCTTGAGGCCACGGCCTCGGTACTTCCAGCCCTCGCCAGATGCCTCGTCGCCGTTGCCCATGCGGTTGGCGTAGACGCTGTTGGCGATCTTCTGCGGGTTGCGTGCGTACTGCTGGGCGAACTCCAGCGTGGGGAAGCGGCGAGGCCAAACGCGCATCAGGGTCTCGGCCTTGTAGTTCAGGTTCTCCTCGAGCATGGCCAGGCCACCCGACTCATGCCCGATCTGGGACAGGAACCCGGCCACCCGCAGCGGCGTGGTGATGTCGTAGGCTTTGCAAGCGCCCTGAATATAGGGCAAAAACTTTTCAGCGTTTTCACGGGTGGCCCCGGTTGCGGCCATCACATATTCGGTGGTCAATGGGATCATGGTGTTGCTCCTTGCAGGTTATTTGGTGCGGCTCATTGCTGTCCAGGCGTTGAAGAGGATCTCGGTGTCAAGGGCGTGAGAGTCAGCTTTTGCCGCCACTTCTGAATACTCTCGGACGCACTGCTCGAATACGATTGAGAGGGTTTCAGCGTGAGCGGTAAGGGAGGCGTGGGAAGAACTGGCGAAGGCGACACGACTGGCAGCGAGGTCGTCGCGCAGCCCGTCACGCTCGCGGCGAGCAGCAGCGGCAGCAGCCGCATTGGCCTGCACTTTGATCTGGGCTTTGGCAATGGCATCGTCTTTCTCCTTCTGTAATCTTGTGGTCTCGGCCATGGCACGCTCAGTCGCGGCCTGCACGGCCAGCGAGTGTTCGGCAACCATGTTGTCGATCTTGGCGTTGAGCCTCCAGCCGTTGACGACCCAGCCACCAGCCAGCCCCGCAGCAAGCGAAACGGCTGCAGCGATTAGGACCGCCTGGGTGTTGAAGGCGCTGAACGGGTTGATCATTCACTTGCCTTGTGCATGCTGGTGCGCACCCAGCCCGACACCGCCATGAACGCGACCACGATGGTGCCCATGGCCCCCACGTAGGTGGTGGCGATGCCCATCAGTGCGTTGATGGTCTCGGTGCTGGCGTAGACCACCATGAACATAATCAGCAGGAACGGCAACCACAGCGCCGCCCAGGCCATCACGCGCTGCTGGTCTTGCAGTTTGTCCATGTTCTCGATTTGCAGCATCCTCTCGCTGCGCTCAAGCTCCTCGTCAGTGACGGTGCCGTCGCTGTTCATGTCGTATCTTGCGTATTGCGAATTCTCTTCCAGTTTTTTCATGTGTCCCTCGCAAACCAAATTGCCAAACCGATGATTAAACCCAAACCACCCAACAGCACGATTACCAAGATGATCATGAACACGTCTTTGATGCGGCCAATCAGGCGCTGACGATCAAGCACTTTCTGGCGCTTGTCCGCTTCACGCTTTTTCTTGACCTTGACCTGAAACGCCAACCAGTCGTCCCACATGCCACCGCGACCAGCGTAGATCATCATCTGCTTGAGTTCTGCCTCTTGCTGCTTGAGCTTCTCCAAGGCCATGAACTCTTCAAGGTCACTACCCTTTGATCCGCCCTTTTCGTTGGCTTTTCTCTGAAGCTCTGCCTTGCTGTCAAAGTATTTGAACAGCGCATCGCCAGCGGCCATGATGTCGCCAGAGTGCTGCACCGCCTCCTTGATGACAGCAAACGCTGCGTTGGCTGCGGCCAGTTCCAGCAACATATCAGCCGCCCTTCATGTGCCCAGCGACCCAAGCGACAGCCGCGCCCACGCTGGACGCGATGGTCATGCCCATCCAGAAGCCGCCCTTGCCCTTGTTGGCAAGTTCAAGCAGTTCTGCAATCTGGCCTTCCATCTTGTCGATCTTCTTGTCCATCTGCGTGACGCGCTCCCACAGCACGCCATACTTCACCAAGTCGATTTCTGGGTCTTTATCCATGATTTGCAAAAGCTCCGTGATACTTTTCCCTTGCCATACAAACTACCAACTCGGCGAGTTCCAAGTCGTCGTAGCTTCCCAAGACCATGCGCTTGCCACGCATAGTGATACGCGCCTCAAATCTACCGCTGTCGCTGCGAAGACGAACGCCCTTCACGCCAGTCGTATTTCTGCGGCACTTCTTTCTGTTGTGAGCATTTTCAAACCTGTCGCACAGACGCAGGTTTTCAATGCGGTTGTTTGATCTGTCGCCATCGATGTGGTCTATCAGCTTGTCGGTCGCGCCAAAGTGATATGCCCAAACAAGCCTATGCGCCTGATACGGGCGACCATTTAGTTCGACACTGATGTACCCATAAGGCGTGTTGCGCCCGGCCTTATTGCCAGCGCAAGGTTGATAACCTCGGTTCTGCTTCCAGAACAGTTCGCCATCTTTGTAGTCAAAGATGCTCCGCAAGATTACGGGGTCAATTTCTCCGGGTTCCACATCGCGGCTCTTTCTGGCTGTGCCTTAGTTGGGGTACAGCAGCACGTCATCGGCGTCACCGACGATTGGGTCGATGCGGCCCTTCACCAGGTCAACGATCATGTCGTTGTCGTCCTTCTTGCCAGCCAGCGCGTTGTTGCTGCTGTTGATGGCGATCTCGGCGTTCTTGGTGATGCTGTACAGCTGCGTGATGCTGGGCACGATGAGCGAGGCCCATGGCAGCAAAGCCTCGGCGGTGGACTTGGGCGCGGCGATGGCCTGCTGGTTGGCCTTGGCACCGCTGGCCTTCTGAGCGAAGTACATGATGGCCATGCCCTTGGCTTGCGCGTCACCGCCCGAGGCCATCTGAGCGATGGCTGTGTCGGCACGCAGTTCTTGCTCGGCCTGGCGCTTCTCGCGCTCGGCGATGGCGGCGTAGTAGGCGTCATTGCCCGTGGCGCAGGCCGTCAGCGTCAGGGCTGCGGCGAGGGTTGCGATTAGCTTCATGGGAGGCTCCTTTCGATGCTGCTGAAATAAGCCCCCTGCGGGGCGCTTGGGTGTTGTACTTACTCGGTCGGCGCGTCCGCTGGCAGCGGCTCGTTGCCAGCCGCAACCCATTCAAGGTACTCAGCGTAGTCTCGATTTTGTGGGTCGTTGGGGATGTTGGAATTGTCATTTAGTTTTACAACCCCGCAAAACATATTTGAGTATTGGTCTTTAATTTGTTTGTACATTTTATAACTCACTTGCGGCCTCCCAAGTAAATCGTGTGAAAGTATTTGCTGCCCCTGAAGTTACATTAATAAAACTCACCTGTTTTGATCCAATGTTTGATGCTGTTGCGCTGCGGTCTGTCCCGCCGCTCGATACTTGTCCTGTAGTTGTAGACCCTTGCGCTCTTAAAGTAACTGTCGGTGCAGCCCTCATTGGAACTTGAAAAGGATATCCGCCGCAATTTCCATCTCCAAAAGAAACCAGATGAATAGCGTCAGAAAGTGATGTTGAAACTCCGGGTTTATTTCCAACGTCAAAAGAGTTTTGATAATACCGCAAGCAAAGCTGAAGTTCAGTACCAAATGGTCTGCGCTCAAACGCCGTGGCGACAGAGCCAGCTTCGAGTTGGACGCCTGTGATGTAGAAGGTGGCTCCGCTTGTGCCGACTACGCTGACTGCGCCTGTGACCCCATAATTTACGTTTCCATTCCATGCGCCAGCAGTGCCGACAAAACTAGAACCAGTGCCAAGGTTAAATGCCACTTGCAACCCAGAGCCTGTCCCACTTGTCGCCCAAGTTCCGCTAGTGTCGCCGGGAATGACAACGGTTTTAAACTCCCAAGTGTTTGCAGCGCTGACTGTGAACGTGAATGGGTAAGACCTGTTAAACGTTGGCGGGTTAATCAAGCTCCCCGAGTGTGTACCAGTCAGGCTTGATCGAACCCAAAAAGAGACGGTGACTGCTTGAGCGTTTGCGGTTCCAAAAGCCAAATCGCCAATGTTAGAAGCCTCAATGCGCTGCGCAATATAAAACTGATCCCCAGAAGCCGAAGAGTATGCGGAAAGCGATGTGGCACCTTGGTAGTTGCTAAAGCCTGTTGGTGGAGTAACTGCGCCAGCGTTCTGTTGTGCAGAGTATTTGCTGGCGGTGCTCTGAATGGCGAAAAAGCGATCAACCAAATATTGCCCGTTTGTCGGAGTCACACTCGCCCCAGCGTTCCTCTGGTCAATGACCATCCCGCCGTTGATGATGCGGTTGCGGAAGCCCTGCAAGCTGTCCGCTGTCGGGGTCATGCCGTTGATCTGAGCGGTGTTACCCCCAGCGGCGTTGGTGATGGTGTTGACTGCTAGTGTGCTCATGCGAGTTGCTCCTCAGTTGGTCGTGCCAATGTTGGGTGTTCCCACTTGGCGATGTAGTCTCCACGGCCATCGGCATCGTTTTGCAACATGATGGTTGTCATGAAGTCATCAATCGTCAACTCGGGATAGATTGCCATAATCTGTTCGTAGAGTGTCATCATGCTGCCCTCACCATAACACCAGAAAACCAAGTTTGACCGGCGGTGGTGCTTGTTGTTGCGGTGGCGTTGACAAAGGCGTAAATCTCAACGTAGTCGGTAGACCCGTTCAAATAGACAAGTGTGGAAACGGTGGAGATTTTCGCTGAAACCCCTGACGACAAAGTTGTGAAACTGCCCGAGGCGTACATTGTTGCGTTCTTAAACACATGAGCGCCAAGCACCGTCAACGATGTATCCGAGCGAACAGACGCCGAGATTTGGTAGTACCCTGCGACCGTTGGCGTGAACCGACTGGTGGCTGTGTCAAAGTTGCTGTTGGTGTCAAAGACCTCAGACGAGAACGCAGCGACCTTGGTGTTGGTACCAGCGGTCAGTGATGCGCTGGTTGCACCGTTTGCAAAGAACGCAGGGCCAGTGCCAGCGAACGTCGAACCAGTGGTCAACACCGTCCCGCTGTTATCAGGCAGCGTCAGTGTCCGGTCAGAGTTGCTGTTTGGGCTGGCAATGGTAAACGTACCACTGCCCGAGGGATTTCCAGTTAACGAAATTTTAGACAATTTATTTCTCCTTGCAGAGTTTGATGCTTTTGCGACCAAGGGTGTAGCCATCAGGCTGTAGCCCTTCAAGGCAGAACACCACATTCTGCCCATTGTTGTACCAACGCTTGCCTTTGGCTATTAAACCAAGTTTTGCGCGGTGCTCGTCCGACATTGGAACCGATTTCTTGATACCTTTCAAAACTGCCGAACGCATGGCCCGTTCTTCTGCCGACTGCACGCGACCACGGTTTTTTGCACTGATGCGCTCAACAAGTTCCGCTGATAGCTTTGCGCCTTTTCGCGGACTTACTCGGCCTTTCAATGCTTTGGACAATCTTTGCCGCTGCTCATCACTCAAGGGGATTCCCTTGTTGGACGGAGACACGCCTAATTTTTTCTGCCGCATACGCTCAAGCGTTTCTGCCGAGCACAGCCCCACCTTACCCTTATTCCAAGAGACCCTGCCTTTAAGCTCTGGGCGCTCTCCGCGAATCACGGGTGGGTATCCGCCACCAATAGTCAGGTTCCAACCGATCTTGTCAGCAGGGCGCAGCTTGCGCTCAATATCCAAGCAGTAATCCTTTTCAGCAATCAGCAGCACCGACTTGACCAAGTTGTCCCAACCGTTCTTTTTGATGGCGTTTCGCAAGTAGTTGTTTGTACCAGAACACATACCCTTGTGCGATGCAAAGCGCTGCTCAACATTACCGGACACACCGATGTAGCCCTGAGTCATCAGGTCGGTGTGGGATTGCTCCCGAATCCAGTAAACCGCAAAGCTCATGCTGTTCAGCCCTCGTACATGATGTTGATGGTGCCAGCGTCGAAGGTGTCTGTGCCGTTGACAGTGGTGATGCGGACCTGAGTCAAGGTGTCGGATAGGGTCTTTCTACCTGCGAACAAGTTGATGTAATTTCCTGACGATGAATCTGTAGTGGTAATACCAGAAGTCACATACGAGTTGCCAGAAATTTGCGAGATGGTGAATTGACCTGTCAAGACATATGCGGCATTCCCCGCCACATTAAGCAAAACTCCAGCGGTGCTATTCCCAGAGCCAACACCAGAACCGGGGCCGTTAATTAAGCAAACGTAACCAGTGTTTTCTACCCCGCCAGCGTCACCAATCTGCAACAAAGGCAAGCTTGAGCCGTTCGTGCTCACCGCACTCAGCATCACCGTGATCCGCTTGGCCCACGATGGAATACCCGTGAAGTCGATGCTTGTGCCGCTGGTTGATGCGACAGCACTACCGGACACCAAGCCGCCAATGACAGGCGTACCTGTGACGCTTGGAGAAACAATCCCCGTGGTTCCGTTTAACGTGATAGGCATTTATTTCTCCTGAATCAAAGAACCACCCAACGAGCGCCGCTGGAAACTGTGACGGTCACGCCGTCATCAATCTCGACGGGGCCAGTTGACATCGCATTTTTTGTCGCCGGGATGGTGTAGTTGGCCGTGACCACCTGGTCGTTCTCGACGAACACAGCGTCAGAGCCGCCACCAGTTGCACCGCCACCGACCGATCCCCATGCCGTGCCGTTGTAGCCCTCGAACTTCGCCACGTCGGTGTTGAAGCGGAAGTAGCCAGCGGAGGGGGAGCCATCGCGCTGGGCCTCTGTGCCTGTTGGGATTTCGGCAGAGCCGGTGTCGCTGGTTTTTGGCACACGGTTTTCAGCGTCAGCCGCAGAGGTTGCCGCAGCCACTGCCGAAGCCGCAGCGTTGGTCTCGCTGGTGGCTGCGGCGCTTGCGCTGCCCGATGCGGCAGTGGCCGACCCAGCTGCGGCGGTCGCAGAACTCGCTGCGTTTGTTGCACTTGTCGAAGCGTTGCTGGCCTGAGTGGTCGCAGTGCTTGCGCTGGTGGCCGCATTGGTCGCCGAGGTCGAGGCGTTGCTCGCCTGGGTGGTGGCAGTGCTGGCCGAGCCTGATGCGCTTGTCGCGCTGCTGGCTGCAGCCGTTGCCGAGTTGCTGGCGTTCGTGGCGCTGGTCGAGGCAGCGCTTGCGCTGGTGCTGGCGTTGCTTGCTTGCGTGCTGGCGGTTGAGGCCGAGCCAGAGGCAGCAGATGCAGACGAGGCAGCGTTGGTGGCAGAGGTCGCAGCACCCGAGGCCGAGGTCGCCGCATTGGTGGCCGATGTGGAAGCAGCCGATGCGCTCGAGGCCGCAGCAGACTGCGAAGCAGCCGCCGCAGTGGCAGAGGCCGCAGCCGCTGTCGCCGATGTGCCTGCACTGGCGTTGTCCACAATCAGATCCCACTTACCTGAGTCGGTGTTGGTGCTGATTGGCAAAGCACCCGTCGAGGTGTGCGCGGTGTTGGCGTAGTAGACGTTGCCGTTGCTGGTGTCCTTGACGATGTCGCGCTTGTTGTACGCGATGCCAGCGGCCCAGTTGCCACGGTTGTCGCCCACCACCTCGCCCGTTGTCGGGTCGCCGTTGGCGTCGAACGCCAGCGTCTTGTTGGCCCGCACCGATGCGCGGGGCAGGGTCATGTCGATGTTGGTCGGGTCAGTCTGCGGGGCCTGCAGCGCACGGTTCACAGCCTCGGCGTTCTGCTGGGCGAAGATGGTCAGGCTGTCGAGTTCGTCGTTGACGGTGTTGGCGAAGAAGTCGCCGCCCGTCACGAAGTCGCTGGTGCGCTGAATGGCACGCGAGCCGACAATGGCGATCTGAGTCGCGCCAGTCGGCGTGGCCACCAGCGTGATCGATCCCGTGCCGTTGGCGGCGATGGTCACCGTGTAGTCGGTGGTCAACGTCAGCAGCGCATCGTCTTTATAGACGGCCACATCGGTGTTGACCAGGATCTCAAACGTGAACGCATACGGGCCTGTGCCGCTTGCGGCATAGACCACCCTTCGGGGCACGTTGGAAATTGCGTAATCAGCCATGATTCATTCCTTGCTGTTAGATATTGTACGAAGTCAGGCGCATTTAGTCTATTGACAAAGGCTCGCGCTTTACCCGCTGATATTGCTGCAGGGCACGCGCTTTATTTTTCGCAATTTGCTCCGCTGCGTCTGGGTACTTTTTGGCGAAATCAGGACGCGCCACAGCCTCATCTCTGTAGTCGCTGACAATCTGCGACAGCTCATTTGAAATACCCTCGTAAGCGCCACGATTCATCTGTTCGACAAATTCGGGATCGACTAGGGCATCGAGAAAAGCAGCCTTCATTGTCTTGCCATTAATCGGGGTCAGGTTCATCAGCAACAACATGTCGGAGTATTCGTTGTCGGTCAGCTGGATGTTGGCCACCACCTTGCTGGGTTTATTGATCGGCATCCGCTGACGTGCCCTGGCGATCTCAAGGATCTTGGTGTCAATGGCGTCGAGGTCTCGCACCCGCTGGTTAAATGGAACCAGCAAGTTCATTGGGCCAGTCTCGCCCACGGTGATCTCTTGGCCGTAGATGTTGCGGCTGACGGCAATTCGTGGCTCGTCATTTTCATCGGTTGCGGACGACAGGATCGGAGTCTTCGACAGCCAGCTGCGAAACATAAAGTCAAAGTATTTGGTTTCAGCGGGTAGGGTTGGGTCAGGCGCCACGTTGCGGCGCTGTGGGTCTAGGATGTTTTCAATCAATCGCAGGCTGGCAGCGCCAGGCAAGGGCACGGGCGTGACGCCGCCGACCATGTTCTGGCTCAAGCCGCCAAAGAATTTGACCGCTGTAGAGTTTGCCGTGTCGCCTTTAGGGTCGCGGATAACCGCCTCAACCATCGACACAAAGTCCGACAGGCCCGACATGAACGGCAACTCGCCGATGTACTTGAACGGCAGCAAAGTGGAGTAGAGCAGCAGGTCGTGCCACTCGTCGTCGTCCTCTTTGCCGTACACAGCGCCGATCTCGGCCAGCGTTGCGGCCATGCCCAGCATGCCGCCAATTGGCTCCAGGCCAGCATAGCTGCGGTAAATGGCGCGGCCATTCTCGTCTTCCCCAGTCTTGATCGAGAACGGTTGCCAGCCAGTGGTCTCGCTCAAGAACTGGCGGCGTGCTGGGTCGGTCGGGCCTGCGCCCGTGATCATGCCGTCCAGCGTCAGGTAGTAGCCCAAGCCCATAAACGAAGCCCCCATCGCGGCTTTGCCCATTGCCATCTGACGGCGTGCGCCACCAGCTGCGTAGTCCTCTCGGATTTCCTTGATGGCTAATTGACCAATCGGCGTGCGAGCCAACATATTTTTCTGCGAGTTGACCACCACCTTGATGAACGGGGCCAGCACCGTGCCGACCGGGCCGAGGTCGTTTCGGATCCTTTGCAGGGCGTTGCCGAACGAACCCATGTCGGACTGCAGCGTGCCCTCGAGCGCGGCGGTGTTGACCTTATCCATGACCCTGGCGTCAGGGCTAGTGATCTGCATGGCCATGCCATCCAGCGCGGTGTTCACGTCCACGCCGTTGTCCATGGCGATCAGCGCCTCGCGGGCGGCAAGCCTGCGGGTTTCCATGGTGGCCAGCTGGGCCTTGCTGAACTCGTCAGCGGCCAGCATTGCACGCGACCACAGGCGCACGGCCTTGCCCATGAAATCCACCGCCTGCGCAGTAGGACTCTCTGGGTCTGCGAACAGCTTGGCAGAGATAGCCGGGTCGGGCTGCTTGTCCACATCGCGGCCAACTTTGAACACTCGGCTGTCGGTGGTGAACGCTTGGACCGCCGCCCTTGTGGCGTTGGGCAGACTGGTGAAGAAGTTGGCCATCTCAATAATGGCCTCGCTGGCCATGACATCGTCGCCCGTCTTGCTTCCAAAAATTGGAGTGGCCACTACCTTGTCTATAGCCTTGCCAGCAGTAGCGGCAAAGATCGTGTCAAAGGGGCGGGCCAGCGTCATCACAATGTTGCCGAAGAAGGCACGCTCAATAGGCGCTGGCGACAGCAGCATCGAGGAGTAGTACAACTCTTGCCAGATCTCGCCCAGCTTCTTCTTGGTGCCGCCAGCCATCTCTGTGAATCGGGCCTGCTGATCCATTGTCAGCTGCTGGTAAGAATTGGCCAAGTTCTTGAGGTTGGC